CTTCTGACCCTCTAGCCCACAGACAGCAAGAGCACACCTAGGAGACCCCCATTCAAGCAACCCGGGGAATGATTTAGGTTGCGTCAGAGTTTTACTGCTGTAAAAACCACGGAAGCTCCGAAAACAGTGGCTTTACCATGTCCACATGAGTGTCGAACATGACTGGAGGACGAGTCCAGGTTTTGTCACCGACATAATTCATATAACAGTGAGTCCAACTGTCAGGGATGATCATGTCAAGATACGCTATATCCAATGGTTTCAAAGCTGAAAGTTCGTCTAGATCCCTTTCTACTTTTAACTGTAAAGCCACTGGAAAATTGTAGAGCTTCTCAACTAATGCGCGAGATTCTCCACTTATGGGCCGTGATACTCTCAAAGACTTTTCACGATCGAGGGCATACAAGAGCTGTTCCTTCTTGTAAGTGTCCCACCCGTCCAACACCCGCTTAGAAATTGTGACACCACTCGTAACTCTCAATCCATAATCGGCCAATTTCTCGAGGACTGGACATCCTGGGTATTGGGCTTTTATAGACAAAGACTTAGCGCGTAGCAATTGCTTCTTCACAGTACTGTTGCTTTCGGCGTACTTCCCTTTGGTCCAAGCAAAAGAGGCGAGGACATACCTTGGGTCGGTGACGACCGAGGGATTGTGTTGATCGAAGACCATGCCGCAGAAGCTAGCCTCCGTAGGATTATCATGTGTCTCTATCTTGACATCAAATCCTAAACCTGCAAAATGACGGCTTTCCGGCATATTGGTGTGCTTCCAGAAAGCGAGCAGATCATCTCCCTCTACAAAACACCTGACGGGATTATCGAGTTGCTCAGATAGGAACAAAACAATCATCAGGTTAGTGAAACCATTACCTAAGCTGGTGCACATCTCTCCAGACATCCGAGTTGCCTCAACATCTATAGAGAAGTCCCGATAGGAACAGTGATTCTTGCCAGCCAGAACATTATGACACGCATCCATAAACCACGAATGGCATGGAAGTCTTTTGGTCATGTAAGAATACAATTCAAATTCAACAGCTCTCATCAAATCCCTTGTAAAATGTGCCTCGAACGCTGTATAATCACTAGAGAATCCATACTCACCTTCAACCACATAAGATCGTATTAGCGCCGGTCTCTCAGAGACGGGAACCTTTTTGATAAAATATGATAAGGCAAATACTTCCTTTTCAATAGACTTAAACACCGGACCTGTTAGGCATTTAAAGAGATCACTCCGAGAGTTGATGGATCGTGCATGTTTGTAATCAACATAATGCTCCAACTTCACAAATGATTTCACTTTCGTTACTGAGGGGTCATTCAGCAACGACTTCTCCGACCACTGCCCTCTGTCACTCCACGCCCGAATTAACTCATCGCGCCGCTTCTGTGAGTAATTGGTTGACTTGATCCAATCCTCGAATTCTAAAGAGGAACCCAGAGGAGTCAAGTTTTGTTTCAACCATTTACGGACGAAGCACCGTAATCGACGAGTGTTTGCGCGTCTTAGATCATGAGGAGGTTTCCCGTGGGAGGTATCACATAGGAAACGCTTGCTGGCCCCCACCAAAGCTGTCTTAGGATCTGCAATGTCACACACAGGTGGTACAAAAGGTGCATGACATCCTAGACTAGTCATCATTGGTCGACTTACAACATCACGGGGGGACGCATTGCAGTGCGCTCTGATGTTTGCCTTCATTGGCCCAGGTTTAGGCAAATGGATTTCTCCAACCCGGTAACCGTAAAGGTTTGATGACTTGCATTTGGTGGTTAGTGCAGAAAATCCAGAGAGGAATCCCGGTCTCTCTGGCTCATGCACAGGCCGTAGACGAACCTTGCAGTGTCCGAATATATCGAGTGAGTAGGATAGAGCTCACACACTGCACTGATATGCACCATTGGGTACTGGTGAACCGCCATCTGTATTCTGTCGAATAGCTTAGCAGGGTCATCACAATTGACTGCCTTACTAGAGTACACAAAGTAAGCTAAAGTCATTGAGACAACCAAATCATTCTCAGTAGGTAACATATCAGACTTGACCTTATTGTATGGAGTCGCCCTCCACAGTTCAAGTCTAGGAACGTACTTTATTTCCTTTTGTCTGCTGGCCTCCGAACGAAGGTCCACCAAGACATCAGCCGCGGTCCGTTCCGCGGGATCTCCAATAGGTCTCACATGCTCCATGAACACTCTTCTTTTACCTCCACCGTGACGCACTGTGTTATACAGCACATCATAGAACGTCATGACCGCAGTAACAACACACGCCACCCCCAGTAACCCAAGACCAACTTTGACAAGTCCAATGATGACTGCAAAATTGAATTTAACTTCAGGAGACAAGGAGACAGGTAGTTGCAAACTTAAGCCATTACGGAGATTAGGAAAAGATGAAGAAACAAAAAATTTGAGAAGTTGATAGCAAGAAGGAATATTCCTCAACAAATCAGACACAGCTCGGAATATCGACGCTGCTCTCAGCACAACAGTTAAAACCATTGCACCAGGCAAAACACGCTTAATTCGCAAGAGCCACATCTTCATCACCAAAGAATAGTCAATCTTCTCCCCAAACCAGAAACCTCTACGAAAGTTTTCAGAAAATCTTCCTACAGGATCTTCAACCGGGGTAACAGGCTTTGGAGGTGGTTGGACAGGTTGATTACGTTGTTCAACCTCCACCCTCAATTCACGCTCAGCATCCAATTGACCTTGAAGTTGTTGTATTTCATGGGTCATTTGTTCATGCATCGCTCTGTTACCAGAAGATCCGGGGATTGGACCCGGAAGTGGTCCTCTCCCACGGCCACCACGACGATGACCGCCCCGACTTACGCCAGGCTCCGAAACACCACTTTGTGATGTTCCAGCTGTCCTTTGCTCCGTTGTTGCTGGAGTTTCAGGACGTCCATTATGTTCTTGAGATGTTTGTTGTTGCCTTTCACGACGTCTATTATTGCCTCCCCCTCTGCCTCCTGGACCTGGATTTGGTTCAATCCCACCTATCATCAGCAAAGAGAGTATGACAAAAAGATACCATTTCTTAGATTTAGTAGAAAAATCAATTGTCCGCAACATACCATTCAATTCATGATTTGCCCAAGTTAAATTATCCAAATGATCAAGACAATCCAATCTAGCAAAAATATCAGGAATTTGAACAGCACTGTCAGACAGCTGATCCAATTCTTTGTAAACTAACAAATGAAAACGTTGAAGACCCTTCCTACTCACAGGTATTCCTAAATCATTGACAATACTACTAACCCAAGCACAGACGCTACTGTCCATGATCAAGTTTATCATTGCATCATCAACTTCAAGAGACCCGTTTTCCCAGAACTCAAAACAATTTAATGTTCTCCAAGATAGGCTTGGAGCCCTAGTCATGCATAACCTAGTGGTTTGACTAACACCACCTTGGTTTGTAGGCGAATGAAGTACGGTTTGCCCAACACCGCACAGTTTTAATGAATTATTGGCAAGGAGTTATTTCGCACAGCTTATTCCCCATTACACTGCACTATCTGATTTTAACGCCTTTGATTGGCGACATACGGAACCATACGCTTATTATTCATTGGTCTCCCAGCACAAAGAGCACCGGGTGGGTAGCATGCTAACCACACACAAACTTCGGGGCAGTATCGCTACTTAAGCCTTTAAAGTTGTGCGCCCGTGACTCCTCTCACGTCTGAGGTGAGGTTTATCACTAGCTAATGTTATGAGAACAACAACCATGTCCTGTTTTCCGACCCACAATCCCTATATGGACGTCAGTACTACCAGGTTTCATATCCTTTGTTCAAATAACCCCAAGCTGGGGGAATAGCG